GTAATAAATTACGTTAGTCGCAGCCGTTAATGTTATACCTCGTCCACCCGTTTGTGGATTACTGACAAAGAACCTAGTCTTAGGATCATTTTGAATTCTCAGTATTGCCGAGTCTCTATCTTCTTGAGAAGTGTCCCCATAATAAGTGACCACGGAACCCGATCCATAGGTTTTACATAATTCTTTTTTAATTTTCTTTATGTCGTGTCTGAACCTAGACCAAATAATTACCTTACCATCCATTTCTTCAATGACTTCCATCATTACTTTTATTCTATTGTTGGCTAGTTCTATCGTCTCTCCATCATCAGTTACAAGATACCCACATAATAGTTGTTGTAATCTAAGCAGACGAGTCATGACTTCGGGTGCAGTAACCATGCCTCCATCTTCAAAGAAAACGGCTGAAGTTTCTTTCATGCTTTTGTATTGTTGCTTCTGTGTTGAGGTTAGATCAACTTGCCTTGTTGTGTATATCTTTGGAGGCAGTCCCAAGGCTTCTTTCTTAGTTGTTCTGTGAGAAAAATTCTTTAGCTTTTGGGTAAGCTCTTCCAAATTTTTAAAACCAACCACTTGGTTAAAGCTAACACTACCCATTCTTTGTTGTTTGATAATCGCAAACCTACCTTGGAAAGACCAATAGCTATCATAGCCAAGAAGAGATTTACTTAGGAAAGCACATTGTGAATACAAGTCTAGGGGCGATTGTGTTATCGGAGAACCCGTTAGTATTCTTTTATACTTGGCAGTCGATCCAAACTTCATGATTGCTTTTGTACGTTTTGCTTTTATATTTTTAATTGTTGTTGACTCATCAATCGCTAACATGAATTCACTTCTGTGGGTAAACGATTCAAGGAACACGAGTGCTTTTTTTGTGGCAAATGATTCCACATTTATTAAAAGTATTCTGAATTTTTTCCTATTGAATATTCCATCAACTAAATTTTTTTTATGTGCTTGTGAACCTTCGGCTTTCCAAATGTATATATTCGGATCTATATCTTCATTTAAATGAATTGGTATCTCTGAGTTTTTCCAATTCATATACACACCCTTTGGTGCAATGATTATTGCCGTATCAATTTCTTTCTGCTGCCAAAGCCAATACATGTTATCAATTAAAACTTTTGACTTACCACAACCCATTTCCATGAAGTATGCATAGTTTTTTTTGTCGTAACTACTTTGCAAAGCGTCCTCTTGATGAGGGTATGGCTTTGTCTTGTACTTGAATTGCATATAGTCCCCTTATATGAATGTTAGCGATGAACTTGCAGAACTTCTTTCTTTGTATTTGTTTCTGTATCTTCCTTCTTGTTGCACGGCACGAGGATCATCGGTTCCTCTAAAATCTGTTTCGGGTAATTCTCTTTCTTCTTCCGTAGTTAGATAAGGCCCCCAAAAGCCACCCCAACCATCAAGAGCATTTCTTTCTTTTCTCTTCCAACCTTCAAGTCTTGCTATCTTTTGGATCGTTTCCCCATCCGTCCCAATCTGGTTCGAAATTGATTGTGTATCTCTCCCCACCTCCCACATCTTCTTCGCTACTGCTACTGCTAGGTGTGGGTGGCTTGGGAAAAGGGATGACGTTATCTCTATCTTTAGAGTGTATGTCTTTTTTCTCATTGTTCTTACTCATCATTCTCCTCCTCTTCTAGTCCATTCATGATACTAAATTTTGCAGACTCGAGATGCCAAAGCACCTCGGCTGGGTCTTTCATGGTCGTGATCATCTGAACAAAGCCATCTTCTGCATTTGTTCCTACAATCAAGATCTGATCAAATTGTTTTGCAGCTAACTCACATACCAAAGGCACGGGCTTATCTGTTCTCTTAACCTTATATGGGAATTTAATTACATTGTCACTCATTTTAATTGAGCACCTTGGCAACAATCGTCCACGATACTGTGACAAAGAACACATTGCTCATGTCCATGCACATTCATTGTCTGTAATGTGCCTTGGCATCTTGGACAACGAGGTGCACAATGAGAAAACAATTCTTTAGAAGCTTCGTTTCTTTCCTCTACTTCTTTTGTCCATTCGTAGTTTGGTTTTTTATCCATTTTTTTATGTGTCGCTTTCTTTACCATTTTTACTGTGCTGGGTTTCATTATTCTTACGCTCCTATTAATTCTTCTAACTCGTCATCAGTCAATGAATCTAAATATGCATCATCATTGAATGGATTACTAGGTTTAATTCGTGCTTTCTTTGTTTTTACTATTTCTTGTACTACTTCTTGTATAACAGTAACCTCCGTTAAAACTTGTTCTATAGTATTAAATCTATGCCCACAAGCACCACATTTACGTCTTCTTTTAATTGCAGATGTTTCTTGAGGTCGGCTATCTATAACAGATGTACTACTATTACATTTTAAACAGTTCATTTTTAACTCGATCCCCTTTTTTAATGTAACGATTTTTTCTCTTTACTGCACCAGTATTATCATAATAGTGATCTCCAGATGGTACAATGTCCGATAAACTTGATCCAATGTATCTGACTTCAATCGGTTTCTTATTATACTTCTGTCCGTCATTTCCATCAATACTAGTTTCTTTAACGGCAGTAGGACAGTCATCGAACATAAGTTCATCGTCCCCAGGTGTTGTTGGGTTCTTCTGATCTTCTATAAACTGCCTTCTAAGTAAGGTGTTGTCGGACTGTGCATCTCCACGACAGTCTGCACACAACTTGCCCATGGTTCTCGGTACTTTGACGGGTTTTAATTCTTTCCCACATGATTTGTTTTTACAATAGTCAAATTCGTCTCTTCTAAACATTCTTACCCCTTTAAAACTGTTTTCCATGCATTGGTTAATTCGTCTGCATAGATTTCTCCACCTTCTTTCTTTCTTAGTTCTTCGCAGTTATCTGTTATAACTCTTTCAATTCTATTAATTGCTTCTTCAATAGGCATATAAACTCTTCTATCATCTTCTGCAAAATAAAGTCCTGTCATAATAAACTCCTAAGTTTTTTCTAATTCTCCTAAATTATCTTATAGTTGTCAACTATTATTTGTTTTATATAGTGTTTGTCTCATAATTTTTATTTTATTTTTTATTTTTTTCAAAATAGGTGTAACACTGTAACATTGTAACAGAGGCTCTGTAACTGTTGGTGTGTATAGAATATTCTGTTACACTTTGTGTTACACTTGTTACACTTGAACAAGGACAAGAAGAAGCCGCAAACATTTTTATTCGTTTTGAATTGAAATAATATGAGAATAACTCTATTATATTTTTATGGCTAAAGAAAAATTCCTTACTAATAGACAAAAAGAATTCTGCAAACTTGTGTGTGAAGGCATTTATAGTAATGCCGAATGTTGCCGAAGAGCAGGTTATTCTGAAGGGCAAGCGAATAAGACTGCAAGCCTTTTGTTGAATGGTCGTGATTTCCCATTGGTTACTGAACATCTTAAAGAACTCCGTGAAATTAGAGAAAGAAAATATGGTGTCACACTTATTGGTCAACTTAGAAGACTATCTAAATTAAGCCAAGGAGCAGAAGAGAGTGGACAATATAGCTCTGCGATCAATGCCGAGAAGATACGATCTGCACTCGGAGGCTTAACTATAGATCGTAGGGAAACAACACATCAATTAGATCAACTATCTCGTGAAGAAATTGTATCGAGGCTTTCCGAAATAAGAAAACAACATCCATCTGCTTTTATTGAAGGTGATTTTAAGGTGGTCGGAGAGCATAAGGGGAGGACAAAACTCTCCGACCAAACATAAGCAATTCCTGAAATTGCTCCGTGCAATTTCTGTTTAGCATTAATATTCCTGGGAAGTCAAGCAACTTCAATTATTCTCCCAACAATTCTTGCCAATAAGTTAAAATATCTTGATGAACTTCTTTATCTTGTTCACACTCATGTCTTAAATTTATTCTAGTTTGTTTGTTGGATGCATCTCCAAGAAATGCATCCAACATTTGATCTGTAATATTAACCATTCTTCATATCCTCCTTTAAAGCTAAACCTATTTGCATTGCTATTTGGGGAACAATTGAATTCCCCAACATTTTTAATCTTTGAGGTCTGTTTTTTTGTTCGACTGTAACTCTTGGGATTCCTCGAGGTTCGTCCATCCAATAGGATAACCCATTAGCCACTCTGTCCAATTCGCATTCAGTCTGCCGTCTCCCTCCTCTTGGAATATCTTGTGAGCCAAGTCCACTTGTCTGCCG